CAAAAGATTCACTAGCCTTCAACTTATAATGATTATACTGTTGGTTATCTAATGTGTGGACTACCTTACCACCATTCATTACTTTAATCTTAGCCTTTGTGTGGAACAAGGTTTCATCAAGGTCAAACACAGTTAGACCAAGTTCCGCTTGTTCATTTAGATATGTTTTGAATGAATGCATCTCCATACCAATATTTATCAAGCAAAAAAAAAGGGCCGCTTTCGCGGCCCTCTTTCTCTATTAAGTCCTTTCGGATTATAGAATGTTGCTTACTAGAACGCGTCTGTAGTATACGTTTGCGTCCTTTGTCATAGCGCCATTGCCATATGCAGCACCTTCTGCGAATGGATTTGCGACCATGCCGTAGCGTGTCTTGAAGCCAATCTTTGGCTGGAATGTGTCTTCACCGACTGCACGAACCATCTGTAGTGGAACGTATGGGCAGTAGAAGATACCAGCATCGAATGCGCTTGCGCCCTTATAGCCAACTGTCATGTAGTTGTCTGTTACGTATGGGTCGATGTAGACCTTGATACGACCGTTTAGAACACCAGCAAATGTGTTGCCTGTGTCGTCAACGTTTAGAGCGTTGCTGTTTAGAGCAGGAGCGTAATCTAGAACACCAGCCATTTGTAGTGCAGATGCGACATCTGAAGAACATAGGATGATGTTGCCCTTGCCACGACGTGTGTCTTTGGCAATTTGGTTAGCTTCGCGTTCTACTTGGAACATTAGACCCTTGAACTTCTCAACTGACCAACGACCGTTTGCATCGACGTCTAGGTCGAATGTACCGGCTGATGTTGTGTTGTTAGCACCGCGCTTAGCTGTTACGTTAATTGTGCGGATAACTTCACGGTTGATTTCTACAAGGATTTCTGATTGTAGAATGTTTGATAGCTCTGACTCGGCATCTAGACCATGGATAGCCTTTAGATCTTGGGCTAGTTCCATTGTGTACTCTGCCTTCAATGCGCGGCTCTTAGCTTCAACAGAAACCTTCTAATTGAGAAAGCCATGTTTGCAAATGCAGCGTTTGAAGCGTTACCTAGAGCTTCTGCTTGGCTTGTTGACATACCGCCGGCCCAGTTATATGTATTGGACTCTGCGTTGTTTGCTGAACCAGGAGCTGTACCTACGTTACGGTAGCCAGGTAGGTTAACTGTTGAGTTACCTAGAGCAATCGTTGAGAATGCTGTATTGGCTTCGTTGTAGAATGCTTCTGTAGCTGAGTTAGCTTGTGAGCTGTACTTGCTGCGCATTGCAAAGATCAAGCCTGTTGGGCCTGTCATTGGCTGAACGCCGCAAACGTCATAAGCAACTAGGTTTGGCATTGAACGACGAACCAAGCTGATTAGAACTGGATCGTAGTTTGAAACGCCATCACCAAAACCAGCTGTGCCAGTTGCGTTTGTTGGTGTGTGTGTACCGGCTTCCAATAGAGCACGTGCGCCGCCGCCGTTTTCTGCCATTGAACGCTCTGTATTTTCTAGTAGCTGAGCTGTTACTGATCTACGTAGAGTATCCTTAATTGCTGGAAGGTCTGCGTGCTCAAGAACTGGCTGCCACTTCTTTAGAAGTTGTTCGTTAGAAAACATCTTTATCTCTCCTTTGAGGTTTTAATTATTTATAAAATGGTTACTTTTGGACCGAACGAGAAATTGCTGTAGCATATTTCTGCATGATTGGATCAACTACCTTCTCTGCAGGAGCAGGAGCGACTTCCTCATTTAGCTGTTGCTGAGCATTTGACTCTACCTTCTTAGCTGCGAAGTATGATTCCTTGATCATGCCTAGCTTCTTCTTATATGAAGCAACGCCGGCATACTCAATACCTTCAGCTAATGTACGAAGCTTTTCAATCTGTGTGGCAGCTAGGCCTTCTGATACTTCAGTAAATGCCTTGTCTGCTTCTGCGGATTCTAGCTTCTTAGATAGTTCAATATTTTCATTGATTGATGCAGATAGCTTGGCCTTTAGTTCTTCAACTTCAGCGGCTGTCTGGGCTAGGATGTCTAGCTTCTCTTGTGGGGCATCAACATAATGTTCTGTGAAAAGACCCTTTAGGCCTTCCATAAAGCTCTCAACTACTTCGGCCTTAATACCGCTTTCAATTGCTAGCTTGTTCTCTTCTACCCACTGCTCTACTACGTAGTCTAGGTAGCTATCGATCTTTTCTACTAGAGCTTCTTCAATGGCACCAACTTCTTCAGATAGGCGTGCCTCATATTGCTCCTCTAGAGATGCTACAACGCCGGATACCTTCTCGTTGATAGCAGCTTCAAAAATGACTGTTGCTTTTTCTCTAAAATCTTCTGATAGCTCTGAACCATCAAATAGAGCAGCTAAGTCCTCTTGTACGGCCTTTAGCTTTTCCATTGGCATGCCAGCATCTTTCTTGGCTGCCTTTGATGAGTCCTTACCACCAGCTGGGTCTACAGGACCGGCAACAGATGCGTTAACACCTGGTACCTTAAAATCTTCTTCGTGAAGTACTTCTGACATTGTATTTTCTCCCAAAAAATTTACGTAAATTGGTTAATATTATTTATAAAATTAAAGTTTTGACAAGAAGTCAGTCCAGGTTCTAAGCATTGCTTCTTCTAAAGCACGCTTGTTTGGCTTGGCAGCTGCTTTCTCAATCTCTTCTTTATACAGTTCAATCTGCTGAGCTTTCAGCAAACCATTATCCCATACCCATTCTACACCTTCCATAATACCACTAACAAATGCACCTGGTGCTGATGGATCAGCTACAATATCAGCAGCTGTGGCAAGAGTGAAGTCATCCTGGACTTCCATAATGCCATTCTTCTCTTTAAGTGAACCAAGACCACGTGATGAAACACCTACAGCACCACCACCTTGCATGATGTTTCTGGCAATGTTACCCATTGGCGTTTCTAGAATCTTAGCACGACCAATGATGTTTGAACCATCTCTCTTCAACTCTGTAATCATGTGTGAAACACGATCTAGATTGATTTGTGGACCTTCTGGATGGCCAAGTTCACCAAATGCTCTCTTTGTGTCTACGTACTCTTTCACGTAGCGATTAACTTCCTTTTCCATAACGGGCATAGGATAGATACGGCCATTTCTATTCTTTAGATCGGCCTGCATGAAGATACCTTCAATAAAGAAGTCCTTCTTGCCATCTTCCTTTTCTTCTGTTATTAGCTTTACTTCGTCTAATACTTCGCAAATTAGTTTCATTGTCGTTGCCCCTTATCGGTATGCTACCGGCACAGCTTTAACAACAGCTGTACCAGATGAAATCTCTAGAGTGTGTGTTGGCCCTTTAATTAAGTACAATGTACTTTCGTCAGAACCTGCTTTATTTAATGTAAATACTGCAACGGTTGTTGTGCTATTGCTTTTTTGAGTAATAATCACACTATTGGAACTATCAGTATTTGTTAGCCTAATAACAGCAGAATTGGCAACAGTGTTTGCTGATGTCAGTGTTATTTCTGGACCTATAAATTTTACGTAGTCTGGCATTGTTATACACCCATATGTTTAATACCCATTTGCCTAATGTGAGTCTTTAGGATAGGTCTCACGTCAGCTTCTGGATATTTTTCTTTTGCGTTTCTTAACTCCGATGCAAGTTTAGGATGGTTACTATACTTGCCAATTAATCTTTCTGCATGACTGGCTGGGATCTTATTACGCATCTCTGCTCTCAGCTCACCAGCAGCCTTTCTTGCTTTCATTGGATTCCTGCTATGCAAGCCTCCTTGTAGTTCACTCTCTTCATTAAGAAAATCTAAAAACTTTATCATGTTTTGTCAATGATCTGCTTCTTAACGGCTTGAAGTCTATATCTCATACCTTCAAGGTCATTTGAAGTGTGAGGTCTTGGAGTAGCAACTCTCATCTCACGCTCCTTGTCATTTTTCTCTCTTCTGTCTTCTTCAGACTCTGTAATCTTTGGTGTACCAGCTTGTCTGTTATCATTGCGCTTCTTCTTATTGTCTTCCATTTCTTTTTTTAGAAGATCTCTAGCAATTTGTTTTTGCTGTGGAAGAAGTGGTAATGAAGCCTCAGCCATTTGTGCTTCTTTCTTTACTAACCTAAAGCCAGCCTTCTCGTGCTGCTTTCTAAATTTTTCTGCTGCAGGAACTGTGAAGTGGACTTCGTGAAACTTTTCACCAGTCTTAGGATTATGGTAGTGCATCTTGACACCAACAACATCCTTAGCTTCTTGCATTGGCTCTTCACCCTTAATGCCAGAAATGGCTTGAAGCATCCAGTGATGCTTTTCATGAGCTGTCAATCTGTCTTGTAGGAAGTTTGAAATACCAAGTCTATTCATTGACTCAGCTAGCTTGTAAGAATTGTTTAGAGAAGCAATTACCTTCTCATTATCCATCATTAGGTCATTGACCATCATTAATGGATTTGTATATGTGCTTACATCTTGTGAACCAAGATTGCCTGGAGCAAGTTCACCAAGAACTCTAATGCTCTCAGCAATCATATCTACTGCACCATGAACTTCCTTGTATAGTTCACCTAGGAAGTCATGATATTGAGCAAAGTCTGGACCCATCACATTCCAATGATAGTGATGGGACTTAAGATATAGGCTAAAAGTTTCAGCTAGCAAACTCTTAAGATTATCTGCTAGCTGTTGTTCTTTTGGGTCAATTGTTGCCTCCATCATGATGGAAAGCTTTGCAATCTTCTCTTCTCTTGATTCTGGAATATGATATGCAGCTTCTGACTCGCCTGGGGCATCGTGGCCATGGTCTTCCTTACCAGGATCGCCTGGCTTCTTGATTGCTGCCACATTCTTTAGAATGTGATCGTATGGTGACTCTGCTGATAAAGAATCCTTACCTTGGAAGTCAAGAACTTGCATACCATGCTTGGCCACAAATTCCTGCTCATCACCAGGAACAGGCTTTGCAACCTCTACTAGTTTCTTTAATGACTCGCGAATTGTGGCCATGACTGTCCCCTTATTATTCTGCTGGTACTTCAGCTGGAGCCTCAACTACTGGGGCTTCAGCTTGTGGATTCATTACTGCTTGAGCAACTTCTGGATACATTGCATCCAACTTAGCTGCTACCTTTGTATTGATTGCAGTTTCAAACTTATCTAAGAATGCCGCGGCATCCTGGTTAATAACTGCACCAATCATATCTCTTACGTGTTCTGACATATAATAACTCCAATGTTCTAATTATTTATCAATCTGTTCAATTAAACCTGCTCCATGTCAGCTTTGCGCTGCTGGAGTTGGGTTTGTTGCTGTTGCATCTCCGCCTGTGCATCTTGCTGCTCAGCTTGTTGCTGAAGGATTGGATCCTCCGCATTCTCTTCTTCCATTTGTTCAATGTCATCATCAGATAGACGTAGAACCTTCTTACGAACAAAGTTACGGGAGTAGTAAACACCAATCATATCTTCCATATTCTTGACAGTGTTCACTCTATTGGTGATAATTTCTGATTCCTTCAACTCTGTGAAGTAGCCATCTTGGACGTAGTCAAACTTAATCTTTGACATAATTTCAAGTAGTTCTTCTTGGGCAACAATACCTTTTAGAACTAGCTGTTTACCAAGAGCATCTTTAAACAATACAGAAAACTTCATTCTTAGACGGTCAACAAACTTAGAGAATCTTAGTTCTTCTCTTGTAATTTCTGATGATCTGCCTAGGCTGAATCCTTGCTCTGAGTTCAATCTTGTTACAGGAACATGTAATGACTGATACAATCTTTTTTGGAAGTATACAACATCTTCCATCTGACCTAAGTTTGCACCTGGTGGCAGAGTTGTGATTTCTGTACCCTTACCACCCTCACGGCGAGGAATCCAGAAGTCCTCTGTCATCGTCATAAACTTTCTATCGTCTCTGACTTCGCCGGTTGTAGCATCATATACTAATCTGTTCTTATGACGCTGCATCATATCAGCAAGATATTGTTCTGCCTTCATCTTTGGAAGGTTACCAACATCAATATAAAATACTCTTCTTTCTGGTGCTCTTGTTAATCTATAGATAACAGAAGCATCCTCTAGCATACGTAGCTGGTTCATAGGCTTAATAGCCTTATGAAGATATGAAAGCACGTATGAATTATTTTCATCTAGTAAGCCTGATGATACTAGAACAATTGAATCCTTAGCAATTCTCAAACCATTTGTAGAAGATGTAACTTCCTTGGATTGAAACCCCTTATCATTGTACATGTAGTATTCATTCTGTACAGTAATAGTCTTGCCTTTCTCTTTTTTAATCTCTCTGATCTTTCTAATCTTTCTAGGATCAATATAGCGGAGTTCCTTGATACCATCTTGCGGACTGGTCGTATCAATAATTACATGGTAGTATAATCTACCATCTACATACCATCTTCTGATAATATCAAAGCCAGATGAAGAGAAGTCAAGTAGTTTCTTAACTTCATCAAACTCATCTGAGATTTTATCCTTGAGAGTCTTTGAGAACTCAAGGTCATCCAAATTGATATTGACCTGCTCCTGGTTTGAATCGTAGGAAATCATTTCACCTACAATTTCTTCTACAGCAGTTTCAATTTCTGGTTGGAGGGATAGCTGACGATATCTTGTGATTAGTTCAGCTTCAGTTCTGGCAGTACCTTCTAGATCAACATAGGTACCAACAACGCCGCCACCTGATACGATAACGGCACCGTCGTCATTTACTGGAGGAACGAAGGAAGGCTGAGTGACAGCCACAATTTGTGGTTGTTCCTCTTCCTTTCGTTTAATTGTAAAACCAAATAATTCCATATTATATAACCTCTAGCTAAGAGTAGGAGGGCCGCTTATATTTAGCGGCCCTCTCAAACCCTTATTACTCTTGACCGTCGGCTGGGACTGTCCAGTAATCTAGAGCAAACTCACACTGGAATTCTTCGATGGCGTTACCATTTTCCCATGATAGCTCAATTGGACCTAGAGCTAGTGGAAAGATACCTTCGAAAACATATGTGCGTAGTTCTTCACCTGTCTTGCTGAACTGAATGACTTCGGCGCGGGCCTTATATTCAGAAGGGGCTGCAGTTGGGAACTCACGAATGTTACCAGAGTAAGAGTTGATGTTATACGACCAAGTTTCTAGCGCCTTTCTAACCTTAAAGTCTTCATCGTTGATAACTGTTACTGTCCAGTTATCAAAGATTCTCTGGCCGGCCAACTTAATTGGTCTGCCAAAGTAGAAGACTTCAATTGGCGAGATTGTTGAAGCTGGAATCTGTGCTGCCTTTACCATGAAAGGTACAACTGAATCTGCTTCTGTTGTCGCTGGATTGCTTAGTCTAACTTGGAAAAGAGAAGGGCGAGCACCACCAAGTGCTAGCTGACTCTTAATTTCGTTAATGTTGAAAGCCATTTACGTCTCTCCTTATCGATTAAAACTGACCAACGACTTCGCTGAACTCGACACCAGTTCTTACAGCCACAAAGTTTAGCTGGATGAAGTTAATTGAGCGAGCAGGCTTGATGTAGATATCACCAATAAACTGATTGCTGTCAATTACTTCAGGCGTGTTGTTCGTTGTATCACAGACTACCTTAAAGTCGTAGATACCGCGACGGCCTTGGATCTCACGTAGATATGGCTCTACCAAGTTACGGAACTGGGCTCTTGTGAAGTCATCGTTGAACTCAAATAGTGTGAACTTAGCAGCTGTAGCAATTGCCTTCTCAAGGACAATGAACAATCTGCGTACGTTGATTCTATCAAATGCTGATGGCTTAGCAAGAAGAGTCTTGTCACCAAACAATAGCGTGCCTTGACCAGGGAATGTAACCACTGGATTGACACCTGCCTTGTATAGTGTGTCTCTATCAGCCTTATCTGGATTGTATGCTAGCTTAACAATATTCTTGATCTGACCTCTGTTGAAGCCTGCTGGTGAGAACCATGGATCGCGGATGTTGTCAGTTCTTACACATAGACCAGCTGTATCACCATTTAGTGGTACAAAGCGGTATACGTCGTTATAACGATCGTATGTGTACTTGTAGCCAGAATCTAGAACACCATAAGATGTTGATCTTAGAGCATTTCTAAATTCTACAATGTTATCAGCCTGTGTGCCAGCTTGGACGCCAACAATGTCACCTCTTTCTGGTGAGGCAAACACTACACAGTCCTTACGAACTTCTGCAACATTGTCAACTAGGTAGTTAGCTAGCTGCTCACCGTATGTGCCGCCTCTTGCCTTACCTGTTAGAAGTAGAGAAATGTCTACTTCCTCAGCTGATGCAAACTTATCGTATGCAGATGCTAGGTATGTGAATGCAATGTTAGCTTCACCACCACCATCTGCACCACCGGCAAATGACTTGGTTGTTGGCTTAGCATTGACGTCTGATGATGACATGTTTACGGCTGTGTTTGAAGCAGCTGAACCATTGTCCTTAAACCACCAAACAAATTCTGAACCGTTATTGATAACGTCCTTATAGTAGATTGAGGCGCCTTCTCTCTTAGCATCTGTAGCACGAGATAGGGCTTCAAACTTCTCAAGAACTGTATTCTTGACACCTGCAAACAGACCATCTTCATCAGCAATAATTACGTGTAGCTCATCTGATGAACCACCACGCTCTGCAACAAATGCTGAAGTACCAGGTGCTGAGTCAACCTGATCAAAGAACTCCCAGTAGCGTGTTACAGCTTCTGTTGATGTTGAGTTTGTTGACTTAGAAACTGCAGCTGAACCTGTGTATAGGTCTTCAAAGTTGATTGTTGATCTTACAACACCGTTTGAAACGCCTGATGTAGCACCAATTGCTGTAACCTTCAAGTATTGTGAACCAACCTTTAGCCTGTCACCTACTGTTAGAAGATCTAGCTGTGTGTTTAGCTCTGTGTTTGCTAGTGAGTTAGCAGCAGCTGTTGAACCAAGTGTAATTGTGAATGTTGCACTTACACCAGCTGATGTGTTACCGTTTGTTGAGTTGGCACCAGCTGTTGAGTTAGCAACCTGTAGTCTAATTACCGATGTATTTGGGAACTGGCCACCACCAACAACTGTTACTGATGTAATACCACCAGTTGAGTTTGTTACGATTGTGCAGTTGCCTGTGTTTGATGCACCATTTGATAGCACAATAACATCTGTATTATTGTAACCAGAACCACCAGCTGATACTGTGATTACTGTTGCATTTTGTGATGCTTGAGTTGCTGTCAGTGTGCCTGTATTTGCACCAACACTTACTGCAAAGGACAGTGTGTTGTTTGCATTGCTTACAGAGGACATTACATTTGATTGGTAGGCATTTGCAGAGTCGCAAATGGAAACCTTTAGTGAGTTACCAATTGAACCAGGATACTTGGCGCGGTAAATTGCACCCTGTGAAGCACCTGTGGTTTTTGTTAGGTAATCATCCAAATTCTGAACCTGTAGGTCAGTGGCAGCTGTTGTGTTTGCATATGCGTTATATGCATTTGCGTCTGCAGCACGGACAACATATAGCTGGTTGCCATATGCTAGGAATGAAGATGCGACATGGAAAGTTTCGAAGTTGTCATCACTTGGCTTACCAAATGTTTTGACAAGTTCAATTTCTGAAGACATGTTTGCGCGTTCGTTTACTGGACCCCAGCGGAAAGCACCTGCAATACCACCTTCTGTAGTAGATACGGCAG